CAGACCTCAGTATAATTGAAACCTCCGCCCCCATGATAAACGAGGTCGAAGACTTCAGTCATAAATACGCCTCTATATTCCGCTCCCGGGAAAAAAGAACTCGGCTGTCATTGGCAGCTCGTCAGTGACCTCCTCTCCACCTTTAGTAGTAAAAGTAATCTTCGTGTCGATATCTGGAATAACGCTTTCGATGAATCTTCTTAATTCGATAGAATCTCTTGAAAGTAATGCGCCTGAGTCAATAAAGTCTCTAACGGTCTTTGTAGAATAGTCTCCGTTAACAGATGTGATTTGATGTTTTAGCTTTGTAGTCAATAAACCTGGTGCAGCTTCTCCTAAATTCTTTTTCATGCCTTTGATCTCTTCGTCGATTTTTCTATCGTCTGCAATCGTTAAAGCTTTGAAAGTAATAGAGTTTTTAGTGTAAGGCAATTCAAAAGAGAATTCGTTCTTCTCATTGAATAAAGAGGTATCAACAGTCTTGTACTTAACCGATTGTAAGTCGCCCTTTACAACTTCCGATTCCATCGTATTTGGATTGAAGTAGTTAAAAGAGTAGTCTTTACCGTAAGCTAATATTCTAGCAGCAATAAGGATAGCGTTCCTGTCGCCCAGGATCAGATCCTCGAAGCTTATAGGAGTTTTAATGATAGATTTAAGCATCTTCTCAATAGCTAAGCCCTGACGTAACAGATTCGCATTGGTAAGAATATCTTCTTCCCTTGCGGTCATGTATTTAATTTCAATTTGGCCTGATGCTAATGGAGAGTCTTTTGGGTATAATAAACCCTTTGAAGGAAGGTCTACCATTTCGGTAGGTACTGTAAACTTTGATTCTGACATGTAATAACTATTTTAAATAAATATAAACTATTAAAATTTCCGGGAACAAAAAAAGACCGCGGTGAGGCGGCCTTTCTTTTATATTCGTTATTTGTATCTTAGAAGTTCAAGATAGCGTAGTCCATTCCTAAAGTCAAACTGATTTCAGTAGGATCTGAAGTAGACCAATCGTAAGTTCCGAAGTTTGTTTCTTTGATGAAAGCGCCCTTACAAATCCACTCTGATACGATATCTCCAACTGGACCTAAGATTGACAAGTTTACGTCTTTCTTGTAGAAGTCAGAATAACCGTTTCTACCAGTTACAGACTCATGATGTAAACGTACCCATTCCATTACAGCCTCTTGACCTGATGGACTGATTGGATTGTATAAAGACAATGTGATGTCTCTCCACTCAGCTTTTCCTTTAATCTTACGATAAACATTGATGTGATCTAATTTGATTTCATTTAAAGTAAGACCTGGAGCGTCTGCTTTTTTAATCATATATGAAGGAATACCGTCGATGTACATTACAAATCTATTCGATACTGTAGGTTCGAAAGCGGTAAACATGATCTCGTTTGGATCCAACACTGGCATATTATTATAATTTAATTGTTCTTTTTAATATTTTTGTTACGTAGGCTTTAGACTTGTTTAAGTATTTTGCTAATGCCGTCTGTGATTCAAATTCTTTTCCTTCGTACGTAACTTTTTTTGCTCTATCAATTCTATTTTTTCCTTTCCAATATCCAGGTTTTCCAAACATTGGATGATTTTCTCCGACTCTACCGAAACAAGGATTTTTATCTCCTTGCATTCTTTTTGAGTGATCTGGTCTTTCTTTGCCGTAGAAAGCGTTGTTTTTTCCGCTTGCCGCGATTCTGTTTTTTTCTTTAGCTTCTTCTGTGTGTCTGTACCCAATTGTACCTTCTCCACCATCAGTCAAATTAACCAAAGTACCCAATCCCAAATCTTTTCTACCGTAAAGAGCTATAAATTCTTTTTCTTTTTCAGCTGCTTGTTCCCAAGTTAGATCTTCAAAAAGAATTTCTGTTTCGTAACCTTTGTTTGCTGTGTTTTTCCACACTCTAGTTCTATTCTTTTTATTGTAAGCCCTAGATTCATTTTCTCCTATTCCTATGTAAAAAACCTCTTGTTTGTCCGTTCTTATGTGTCTGTATAATATCGGCACTTATATAAATATTACTTTACTTATTTTTTCTTCTCAGCCGCTTTTTTCATATCTGCAGCTTTTTTGTCAGCAACCTTCTTAGCTTCCGCTTCTTTCTTTTTCTTCTCGTCAGCTTTTTTCTTGTCTTCAGCAACTTTTTTAGCGTCTACTTTTTTAGCTTCGTTTAAACCTGCGCCTTGATTTTTCATAGCAGCGCCTGCAGCCTGTAATTTATCGAACAATTCAGGGTTCTTCTTTTTCAAAAGATCTTGAGCTTTAGATATTGCTACGCTTGTTAAGCCTAGTCCTAATACTCCTGATAAAGCAGCTATTACGTCTACTATTGGAGACTCTTTTAACTCTTCAGCTTCCTCTTTTACTGGCGCTTCGTAGTTTTCTTTGATCATTAACTTAGCTTTTACACTCTCGTATAAACGTGCTGGTACTTTAATTCTAATGATTGTGTTATCGTTCATTTGATATTCTATTTGTTATTATTGGCCAAATGTTGCTCCTGTAGGTAAAACGTTGAAGTCTAATTGAATAAACTCAGCAGTTTTAGTTGGTTGTAAGTAGATAGATCCTACTAATTGGTTTCTATCGATTACGTCAGGAGTGTTATTACTGTCATCCATTACTACTTGGAATGCATATAAACCTTGTCTTTGTTGTACTGACTCTAAGTAAGGATTAACTTGACTTAAGAATCTGTTACGAGTAACTTGTGTGTTAGGCTCGAATACAAGAGTTTCTGCAACTTGACCAATGTAGTCTTTAAGAGCAATCAACAATCTTCTAACGTTAACTCTGTCTAATGCAGAAGGTTTTTGTTGAAGTGTCTTTTGACCGTAGATAACCGTACCAACTCCAGGGAATGTAGCGATTGGGTTAACAGATCCTTGATATACTCTGTCTCTATCGTTTGAAGTTAGCTTTCTTTCTGGTTGTAAAACTGTTGGTAAACCGCCTCTGTTTAAACCAGCTGGTGCCCACCATTCTGCAGCAACTCTATCGTTGTACTCGTAAGCAGCAGGAACGATTGTAGATGCAGGGATAAAGCTTAATTTACCAGTTTCTCTTGATCTAACTTGTACCCAAGGCCAGTAAGTAGCTGCGTAAGAAGAATCGAATGCAGTCACTTGAGAAAGCAATACTGGGATAGATTGACCGTAACCAACCATATCAACTACTGCGATACTGTCGCCTCTTGTTTGAGCTGTGTTAACAATACCAGTAACTTGACTAGGAGAGTTAACGTAAGTTAAACCAGGAGCATATATAATGTTAAATTTGTAAGCGTCTTTGTTACCTAATAGGTTAATAGCTGTATTGTAGTCTTGGTTTCTTACACCTTGAATGTTTCTACCAGCTACTGAACCGTTTGCTAAAGCGTTAGGGATATTTTCGAAGAAGTTAACTGCTTCTACACCGAATGAACCGTAGATAGCACCTATAGCACCACCGAAAGCACCGTTTACTGAACCAGATCCTGCATTAGGAATTGATGAAGTATATTGGTTTTGAGCTTGACCGTAAGTGTTGAAGTATCCAGGAGTTGCTGTGTTAACAGTTCTAACTCTTACGTATCTACTGTTGTTTTGGTAAGAACCAGTAGTTTGTAAGTAGAAGTTACCTAAATCGTCTGTAGCAACTGTTTGAGTTTGATCACCAATTACGTAAGATATGTAGTTACTTTGGTTAGGATCTAATGACAAACCGTTCCATGTTTCAAGAACTGTCTTGTTATTCTCGTAGTCGTCACCGCGTCTAAGGATGATATTGAATTGGCCTGAACCTGTATCGTAAGCTGTTACTTCCCAGCGTACGTTAGCTGAAGAGCCAGAAACTAAAGAACCAAATGATCCTGAAGCTTCGTTGTTATTCATTACTGTACCAACTGATAAAGTTTCAAGAACAAAAGCAGGAGTTCCCGCTAAGTTATTTACGCTTGCTGTTGCTGGTGTATAAGATCCAGATACTACTCTTGTTACCAATAAAGAAGTTCCGCCTTGCTCAAAGTAATTCAAAGCAGCCATACTTGTTAAGTATTCGTATGCAGCACCTCCAGAAACGAAGGGAGCTCCAAATACAGCTTTGTATTGAGAGTAAGTAGTTACTAATGTTGGGATATTAACTGGACCAGTTACTGTAGGGCCTACAATTGCGGCGCCTGCTGTTATTGGACCTGAAGTGATCTGAGATAAGTCATTCTCTTGTAAGAATACTCCTGGGCTAATTAGTGTTTCGGCCATTTATGTCGTTTTTTTTCTAGTAATAAATATCGATACTTGATTCAAAACACTTTAGCTAATTTCGCCGGTCTCTGTATTTATTGAGACTGCGCCGTATTTAGATCTAATTTCTTCGAAGACTTGCTTTTCTTTTACCCTGATTTCTTTAATTTTTTTCTTCTGTTCTTCCATATCAAGCTCGATGCTCATTTTTTGGTATTCTAGTTCTCCAAGTAAAGCAGCGACTTCTAAGGCGTCCGATTTGATAAGATTAATTTGTTGTAACTCTTCTGGTGTAAGCTTTTGTTCCATAACTAGATTTACTATAAATATGTAAGAAAAACGGCCCACTTTTTAGGTGAGCCATTCTCTTGGTATGAATATTCGTTATTCTTCTATTTTGATCAACTTAAAGAAAGTTGTGTATTTACCTTCTGACTCAACGTTTTCTAATTCGTCTAAAGAGAATCCTTTGTGTTCTAACTCTTTATCTTCGTTTAGTACAGCGTTAAACTCATTCTGAAATTCTACGAAGTTAGGATTAATGTCTCTTGAAACTGTTTGACCTTCTTCGTTTGTTACAACGTTGATGTACATTGGAATCGAGATGTTGCCTTGTTCGTCTGCTTCTCCGTGTTTTTTGATTAACTCTTGCTTTAAGGCTTCGCAAGCTTCTTTTTCTGCTACAACTTTTTTAGCTAAATCGTTTAACCAGTATTTTGTAGTCATTTTAATCTTCTCTGCAGCAAGTCCTTTTGAAGTAACTTCTCCAGTTTGAGGGTTCGTAACACCGTTTAATTCAGCTTCAAGATTGTAAAATTCGTAAAGCTTTAACGTAGTTTTTTCCATATATTATTTAGATTTTTTTGTTGCTGACTTCTTAGGAGCCGCTTTAGCTGCAGGCTTCTTAGTTTTAACTTGCTTTGTTGCAGTTTTAACTTCTGCAATGATTTCGTTCTTAGGAGCTACTTCAGCGGCTTTTTCTACCACTTCTTTAACCTCTTCGATTGCAGGAGCTACAGCTTCTTCAACTTGATTTACTAATTTAGTTAGTTTTGCTTTGTTTAATAGGATAGCAACTGCTACTGCTACTAATACGATAATGATTCCGAATAACATAAGTTTTTAATTTTTGTTTGTTGTATATAAATATATAAGAATTTACTAAAAAATCTTTTAAGTATTAAAATGTTAACATGCATAGACAAATGATCCGACTGTTCCAGCGCTAAGTGAGTGTACGTTAAATCCGTAATTATCGGATGCATAATCATCGGCTACGGTACTACTCAAGAATATATTTTCGTATAACGTTACTCCTAATATAGCGTTAAATCCTCCGTTATTGTAATCGTTTTGGAATTGTTCAAGAGCCACATAAACAGTCGGTACTCCAGAAGCATTACACGCTGCAGATATTGAAGCGCCTCTACCATAAAGCAAAATAGCAAATCCTTGAGCAGGCGGAGTACTACTAGGAGTCGGACTCGGAGTTACGGGAGGAGTACTACTTGGAGTTCTTGTTGGTGTTACAGGCGGCGTTGTACTAGGGGTTGGACTAGGCGTAACAGAAGCAGATGGCGTTCTTGTTACAGATACGCTTGGAGTTACTGATGCGCTAGGCGTTGAGCTTACTGATGCGCTTGGTGTAACTGATGCACTAGGCGTTCTAGTTACTGATACGCTCGGTGTAACTGATACGCTTGGAGTGGCACTTATTGATGCGCTTGGAGTTACCGATACTGAAGGAGTTCTTGTTATTGATACACTTGGAGTAACAGACACACTTGGAGTTGCACTTATTGATATACTAGGCGTAACTGATACTGAAGGAGTTCTTGTTATTGATACACTTGGAGTAACTGATACGCTTGGAGTCACCGATATAGAAATACTTGGTGTAACACTAATCGATGGAGTAGCTGATATAGAAACGCTTGGAGTAACAGATACTGTAACGCTAGGAGTTATCGATACGCTAGGCGTAATGCTTATTGATGGAGTTACACTAATAGAAGGCGTAACGCTTATAGATGGAGTAGCTGAAGGCGTAATTGAAACGCTTGGAGTAACGCTAGCGCTAGGAGTTGGAGTTACTAGCACCGGAGTAACGGATACACTTGG